CATACGTGCCAATTATGCGCTATGGTCTGTGGACTGGATTTCCGCAAAGGGAAAATCTTCCGGCGGAAGTGGTGGCGGAGGTGGTCTTATCAGTCTTGTCTATGGGTTTGAATCACTGGGAGGAACATTCGATAACAACGACAATACGGCTACTTTCAATGCTTTTACCATAAATGAGATTTGGAAACTTGCAAGTTCAGGACTTACCAATGTAACAGTAACAGGTTCGGGTAATGCAGTTACCGATGTAACCAAAGGTTCTGATGGACGCTCCCTTACTTTTACCAAGGGGAATATGTTCGCTTCCAAATCGGAATTTGACGCACTGAATACGAAATTTAATGATTTTTTGACAGGCAGCGATGCGGATGATATCATAAACAAATGGTCTGAACTTGAGGTTTTCCTACAGGGCATGAAGGAGAGTGATAACCTTGCGGTTATTTTGCAGAGTAAAATGGATAAGTCTGCATTCAACAAACTTTTCTCCGCACTTGATTCGGATGGTAACGAGATAGACCCGTCCGATGATACAAAAACCGTAGCTGCCATAAGGGCTAATTTCGGTTTTTGGGGCGTTGACTATGTTTCCGCCAAGGGTGTTTCCAAGGGAAGCGGTGGTACTGGTGGGGCTTCTGCGCTGTACCAATTGGTTGACGTACTGGCTAATGATACGGGTGATGGTGTTGATGGTGCTGTTGCCGGAAAAGCACTGGTATTTGACGGTACTCATTGGAAAGCGGCTGATGCTGGTCTTAATGAAAGCCAGCTTTCCGCATTTCTGTCACTTAACGGATATCTTACACAGACTGCTGCCGATGGGAGATATGTAACGTCGGCACGAAAAGTAATTGCCGGAACAGGTCTTTCCGGCGGTGGCTCACTTACTTCTGATGTAACCCTGTCACTGGGTACTTCGGGAGTTGTTGCAGGTACATATACCAAGGTTATGGTTGACGTTTACGGAAGAGTTACTTCGGGAACCAGTCTTTCCGCTACAGATATACCTAGTCTTGACTGGTCTAAGATAACAACAGGCAAACCTACCACATTGGCAGGATACGGTATTACCGATGCTTATTCTAAAACCGAAGCTGATGGAAAATATGTAACCATAGCTACGGCTCAGACTATAAGTGGGGCTAAGACTTTCTCGGCGGTTACAAAAACCGCAAGCGTTCTTCCAAGTGCGGATGCAAATTCCGAACTGGGAGGTACTGCAAACAGATGGAACAACATATATTCCGTAAATGGTACTTTCTCCCAGAATGTAACGGCGAAACTTCTTTCCGCTTCCGAAACATTGCAGATTGGAGATGCTTATCTGAAATGGGATTCAACGAATAATGCGGTTTATGTGATTAAAAAGGACGGTACGACACCAGTTGGATTCTATTCTACTGATTGGTTGTCTGCCAAGGGTGTTTCTATGTCCGGCGTTCAGACAGGAACTCTTGCCGACCTTACCGATGTGGAGATAACCAATCCTACAAACGGTCAGGCGCTGAAATATGATGCCATTTCACAAAAATGGGTAAACGGGACCATTGATTCATTCAACGTAAACCAGATGTGGACTGAACTTACTAAGGCTGATTCAAGTAAAGTCATAGACGCAAGTCATATACCGACTTCGGTACTTGATAACAGATGGGTGAAAAAGGCTGGTGATACCATGACTGGAACTCTTACATCCGCTTCTACCACTGGCTCCATTATATTCAAGGGGTTGGAAAACTGTGATATCACCAATATCTATACAAATAATGGTACTCTATATAGCGATACCAACCTTGCAATAAGAAACGGATTAAGGTTCAACTGGTATGACACATATTGGTATATAGGTAATCTTAGAGGAGTAGGAACAAATTCAAGTGGCTTCGGTATTGCAAATGAATCTAATAAGTTATGCTTGCAAGTTACTCCAGATTATACCACAGCACCAGTTTTCAGGTCATCTGCTTCCCAAGGTACAGCACCTTTAATTGTTTATAGCACTACACAAGTAAGTAATTTGAACGCTGACCTGTTAGACGATAAACATGGAGCATACTATCAGAACCGTGTGTATGATACTTTTGTTTCACAGTATACTAAATATGACTATATAGAATTTTTGAGGTTTGTTATTCCTGGCGGACAGAATCAGTTTCGTGCTTATGTAGTATTTGATTTGTGTAGAGCAGAAACGGGTAATGAATCTAGCGGACGTGCAGTGCTTAGATTACGAAGAAACGCTGATAATACAGCAAGTACTCTTTTTTATGTTACTAACTTCGGACGTAGTACTCTTCCAGAATTAAGATGTACAACGGATGATGGTATAACATGGAGAATATGGATGAAATGTAATAAAAGTGGCTATGACCCATATATTGCAGTCAAGATAGTTGAGCAATATCCTTATGGGTATGTAACTACGCAAAATAATGGTACTACAGGAACACCTGAGGGAACAAGATATGTTTTTACTGCTTTATCGGCAGGAATTTCCAATGCAGCTAATTTTCTTGTTAATTCCCGTACCCTTTGGGGACAACCTTTCAACGGCACGGCTAATGTAAGCGGTGATATGACAGGTGTGGGAAGTATCACCATGAGCGGTGACTTGAAGATAGGAAACGCCACTTCTCCCAATACCATATATTTCTACGGAACTACGGGAGATGAACCAGGCGGTTATAAACATACGTTCATTGCTGAAAGACTTTGGGGAGGTACGGAAAGTAGTGAGCTGGTATTATTCAAAGGGAACGATATAGGCAATGGTACAGATGCCATAACCGCAGGTAGTTCGGGACCTGACAGAATAAGACATATTGCTGCTGCCCATTTATTCCAGACTTATACAACAGCATTATCAGGCTCGGTAGAGAGTGTTTGTACAAGCTCTGCTTTGAAGAACTTATTCAGCATAGCTTCAAACAGGGTCATAAGCTATGTTCAGTTACAATCTACCATAGCAAGTGGCGTTGCTCCGTTTATTGTGGCAAGCAATACGGTTGTAAGTAACCTTAACGCGGATTTACTTGACGGGCAACATCTGTCCGACCTTGACGGAAGATATGTCAATGTAACCGGAGATACTATGACAGGTGATTTGGCTATGGATAATACCAAAGGATTCAAGATAGGTTGGTCAACAAGAGTGGCTAAAAATTCGGGCGTTTGGATTCATGGTGGCGCGGACGCAGCTTCCTCAACCGATGCAAATTTGCGTTTCGCATCATTGTATGGAATAGGTTGGTATCCTACGATAGATACTGCCAGTGGTGTCAGACAGGGAAACAATGCCATGTGGTTGAATGTTAGATATGGAAATCTTAATGTTGCAGGCGGTATTAAAGAAAGCACTATATGTATCGGAAGAGTAAACAGTAGTGGTGAGTATGATGCTGCCTATACTGGAGAGATAAACAGATATGACCATCATCTGTTCCTACAGCACCATTCGGGAAAATATCTGATTATGTGTACTGGTGGAGGATTGGCAGGTATCGGTACTAACTCTCCGGGCGAAAAATTACATGTTGCAGGTAACACTAGAACTGACGGATATTTCAGGTCTACTGTAGGTACAGGCACACAGCCTTACCAATGTTCTTCTACTACATTGAATACCAATTTAAATGCAGACTTGTTGGATGGTTATCACCAGACAGCATTTAGTATGGGCTGGACTTCTTCAACTAAATATAGGCTTGATAGATGGGGAGGTGGTCAAGATAAGAACTGGAAGAAGATAGTAACCTATGTTAATACAGATGGAGGACAATATCAAGGCTGTAAAGTCAAAGGCACAATTTACTTTATAACAGGTAATCACAATCAAGGGCACGTAGTGGATATACCATTTGAAGCGATAATGTATGCTTATGGTAGTACTGCAAACTCGATGTTAAATCAAAGCACTTTATATCTTCCTCCTTATTGTAGTTGGGATTTGATTAGAATAGTCAGATATGCTAATAATAGTTGGGAAGTACAGGTAAGGCAACCTAGTGATTGGACTAATATAAGTCTTGAATATACAGTAACTGAGAATGGTGGTGGCAGTGTATCAGCAGGACAGTTTGCTAATACTTCTTATTCAAGCACTGTGGCTAATAATTATAACACTAATGTTAGTAGACCTACTTCAAGTCGTATAACGTATGCGGATAGACTAACCACAGGACGTACTATCAACGGTACTACTTTTGATGGAACAGCCAATATCACCACATCATATTGGGGAACGACAAGAACGTTCTATACGAACAGCCATGATTCCTACAGAGCAAGTTCAGGAGTGAATGTGAACGGGTCAGGTAATGTTACCTTGCTCCTGCCTAATTCCATAAGATGCTCCGATTGGTTCAGAAGTACGGGAAATACAGGATGGTATCATGAAAACTATGGAGGTGGATGGTATATGACTGATAGTAGTTATATACGTAATTATAACTCTAAAATATTACGTATTCAGACTGACAACTATGAAACTATTCGGTTAGTAAGAACTAGTAGTTCTGGAGGATGCTCCATAGCCTTTTATAATGGTGGAGGAACTTACAGAGGTCAGTTCGGTATGAATGCGGCTAGCTGGTTCACGTTTGATACTGGCACTGCTACGGCCAATAAAAATGTGGTTGAAATATCTTCTGCTGGTGGAATACACTCTAAGGCGGAAATAACAGCCAAGGCTAGTGGTTCTGACATCAGACTAAAGAAAGACATTCAGAATTACAATGCTATGGACATTATAAATAAGTTTAGGTCTGTGAAATATCATTGGAATGATGTTGCCAAAGCTAACTCGGAGGTATATAATAATGATTATGACCAGTTTGGTTTGATAGCACAAGACCTTATAGCAGGGGGATTTGAACAATGGGTAAGAGATGTATTCCACGATTATTATACGGTTACTTATGAAAGATTAATTCCTGTTGTATGGAAGGGGTTGCAGGAAGTGGATGATGAAGTCACAAAGTTAAGGAAAGAAGTGGTTAGACTTAACAAGAGAATTTCCGAACTTGAAAAATTCCTGTGTGCATAAATGGGAATCATTTTCTTCTTTCGGATAGTATTGTTATATTTGGAACAAATAAAATTATTGCTTATGAAGAGATTTATTATTTGGCTGGCGAAAGTATTCCATGCGGAATTTCCCAAAAAGGAAGTGGTTAAGGAATACAAGTGGATTCCCCTAGACGGTAAGATTACCGGAAATATTGTCATTGAGGGGAATGTATTGATTGAAGGAAATGTAGAAGTTACAGGTAATGTTACCGCTACCGGATATATTACCGCAAAAGGAACTGATTCTGATATAATTGCACTTTATGAAAGGAATAATTAATTTCGGGCTTCTAGGTATAAGAAGGGTTTTCGGGGGTGTGATGCCACCTAAGCCATCCATAGACAAATGGGTGAAAGAACACATGGTGTTCTGGTATGATATGTCAAAGCCTGTGGATACATACAGCCAAAACTTTAATGACTGGAGACCGCATTCCTCTGTAAATGCTGATACAATTATAACAAGCACCTCATTTGTTATAACTAGATTTGCTACACTGAACGATACAGTAAAATGCTACATTCCTGACCAAACAAAAAATTTCCCAGGAATGAAAGTGGAAGTGAAAGGTATAGTTGACGGTCAGGAATTATACTGGGGATATAGTGCTGATGTAAAATTAGTCAATATCACATCAGACGGAACCTATGATATTCCGCCATTAGAAACTGTAAACGGTAATTTGTCATTCAGAAACGGCAACATAGTCGGTGCTTGTAACATTACCATTACCCAGCTCCCGTCAGGACAATCCGTTCCCACAAACGAGATACTAAAAGCCAATCCATACCTGCAAGACCATAGCGTAAACAACAGACCGCTGAAACTTAACAATTTCCTGTTCGCGGCAATGAGCGGTGTTGGTGGGTATGATATTTCTAGCACCAATATTCTACCCGATAGAGCAAACGTTACTGTTACAGATAACAGAATTATTCATATTACTAAAAAACTATCCACTACGGATAACATGGTAAACATAGTTCCGGCAAACTCTAACCCAACGCATAAGTTTAAGGTTACAGGTCTTTCTGATGGCAGACAAGTTATTTTGGTAAACAGAAATGGCGGATTTTATACTTTTGACAACGGGGAACATGAGGTGACATTAACCTATCCCGAAGGAACTACATCATTATACAATGCCATAGGAGTTACAGGAAGTGCAGGAGATATGGATGTAACAATAGAGTTTATACCTAGATATCCCAACGCCCTAGTAACTGATGGGGTAGATGATTATGGGCAAATACAGAACTTACAGCATGGCGTTAAGGTGTTGTTTGTAACTATCAATCCGTTTGTTGATGGAAAGTTTATCTATGACCAAAGACTGAATACTACTGAACCTTGGCTGTTTGCCGTATTCAATGACAAAGGTAGTATTGCTTATAATAGTAGGAACTCAAACGGCAAGACCTATATTGATGGAACACTGAATGAATCTACAATAGTTTCCGCTTTGTTAAACAAAAAGCAAATAATCACCATAGTAAACAATGATGTGACAGGTGATAAAACTAAAACTCCTGTATTCTTTAGCAATACTGACCATGATAGCGGATGGATTAGTTCAGCTTTCTACAACTCCATAGGATTCGATTCAGTTCCCACCAAGGAAACTGACGGATTCACCGAGCAGGATTTGATAACTTGGGTTATTGATAATATGATAAATGGAACCCCTCAAAGCGGGGTGTTTCCCTATGTTTTTCCTCTAAAAGTAAATTGACATGGAATTTACAGTTATACCGAAAAGTGATTTGGGTGAAATATTTTCTCCCGAAGAAATAAGTGAGATGCGGCACTCCGTTGACGGAAAAACAATAATGCTGCATTATGAGAAAGTCATGGAGAGGATTCCCATGCTCCTTTCCGCGGATTCTGAAACGGAATTTCCATACCCTGTGTATGAAAGCGGCTCAAAGGAGTTTGAAAATCTTCTGGAATCAAGTAACTGGAACAGTAATAAAGAATAGATTATGTCACATTCAAATGGAAAAATAACCGCCCCAGTGGGAATAGACGCGGATATTGCTCCCGTTCTAGGTGTCGGTAGTTATGATTTGGGGTATTTGTGCTCCAATACTCACGGAAAAATAAATCCTTGGGCTAGATACAAACCTGTACGGTACAGCAGTCTTGCACCGGGTGCAAATGAAAAATGGTGGCAGGCTTTTGACGGTAACTGCGGAATATCTCCAAAAAAGATATCAAGTTATACGGATGCCGTAAACTATGCCAACGGAGGTATGAACGGATGGGAATATATGCCCCCTCTGGGTGGGGATTCATCTCCTTACCGTGCTTTGGACTTTGACGGGTATAACCATAACGCCAGAGCACCAATCGGCAATTTCCTTGTTCCCTCTCAGGCTACAAACCAATTTACAAGCAGCTCTTTCATGGCTTCATGTACCATTATGATGCCCTCGGAAGGTTCCCAGTTGTTGGATGAACTTAACATAGGGGATATTTCAACCGTGAAGGACTGTTATTTCGGAATATACGTGAAACAACGTAGTGGAAACCAGACTAGAAGAGTTACCGCAAAAAGTACGATAGGAAGCGGTTACGCTATGGCGGAGATGATAACTTACGGTATGCCTACGGGAACTTGGGATGTTTATCCTTTCCTCTGTACGGCGATTCTTGAACAGGATGCTGCCGATGTAGCCAACAATTGCTATTCCATACCTTTGTTGTCAAGCAAGTCAATCGAGATTATCGCTTCTTATGTCAGCATTACCGTACTTGCCGGACTTCTTCCGTCAACGGCTGGAAATACTACGGTTACTCTTAAAGTGACAAACCGTTCTTCAGGCACAATGACTTTCAAGAACAATGCTTGGTGGACGCGTTTTGTAAACAAGAATTTCAACGATTCGTTGATACTCGGAGAACAGACTGGCAAGATAGCCGATTTTGATGTTCCTGCCGGCACTACCAAGAAAATGGAAGTGGCAGTATCGGTTTCATCCCAATTGGTTCAGGCTAAGAATGCCAAATTGTGGATAAGTCTTAATAGTGCAAGTTACATAGGTAGCTCCATATTTATGGTGGCTCCTGACCAATAAAACAATAAGTTATGAAAAAAGTGGATATCTTAATCAAAGGTAATCTCTGTTGCTCGACAACAGGGGGGGCTAATTGCCTGTAGGCACATTCCCTCTGACTATGATGTGAACGGGGCTGTCATTATAACAGGTGACACCCGTTTCACTTCTATTGATATAAAAGACAAGACCGTCTTGGTTCTGGGTCATATAACCGCTTTGGAGAAAGGAGGTAACAATGGCTCACTCTAACGGAAAAATTACTGCACCCGTAGGCATTGATGCCGATATTGCTCCTGTACTCGGAGTAGGCAGCTACGACCTTGGCTATCTTTGTTCCAACGCCCACGGTAAGATAAACAAATGGAGCTACATAAAACCCAAAGAAGCCAATACTCCAGATTTCAACAATGCCAATCTTCCGGGTTTTATCTATGATTCTGTAAACAAGACCATAGTGTATGATGTTCCGAAAACATGGTACAGAGCATTAGACTTTGACGGTTACGACCATAATGCCAAGCCTCCTACAATAGATAATGAACTATTACTTAATCCTGTAAGTTCTACTGCTGTAAGATGGACGCTTACAATAACTCCTTACTGGGCAGACCCTAGGTATAACTGGGGAAGTATCTTAGGTGGGTTTACATGGGCTAACATGAAAATAAAGGTAGAAGTTTACAATAAAAACAACGTTCTTGTGGATTCCGGAACATTCACTGTAAGTGATATTGCCGATACAGGAAGGGTTTCCTTGGAATTATTGGGAAACGGTCTGATAGTTTTTGGAGATACATTTGTTTACCTTAAAGGGTATTTCTGTGATTATAACGGAAACGTTCTTTGCATGATTCCCAGTTCTTCGGACGGACTTGTAAGAAAACCCATAGTGGTTACACAGAGCCTATATATCTATATCGGAGAAACTACAGCCAATGCTTCCGGATTTGCTGTTACAGGTACTCTTGTAGGAGGTACTTCCGCACAATGCCGGCTTAGTGTTACCAACAATACTTCCAACGACTATGTGGCTTCTACAGGAAGACCTTATGCACGGTATAGATGGAGAGCTAAAGATGGTTCCTACACAGGTGAATGGTCTGGAAACATTTCCATGCCATCATGCGCCAATATACCAAAGTCTTTCACCCGTACGGATACAGTAGATGCAGGAAGCCCCCCATCTTATGGAAATGTAACTCAATGGTACATAGATTATCAAGTAGTTATATATTAAAAAGTAGCCCACCTAATAAGTGGGCTACTTTTATGTAGTAACATATTCTGGGTCTGGACCACTATCTTTTTTCATTCTAAGAATAACATAGTCAGTTATATTATAATAGTAGCCATCGGTATGCTTGTAGACAATATTAGTAGTGACTAACAGAACATCTTCACTAGCATTTGTCATTTTAGGTATCTGTGACCTGTCACAGCCATAGTTCATGGTACTACTTCCTCCAGCGTTTATGCTCCAATTTGTAAGGTTTACACCTCTTTTTAGTGGAACATAGGCATAATACTGTCTGTTTGTTCCCGGCCAACGAAATTGGACAAACACATTATCATTGCTAATGGTGTATTTACTGCCATTATTAAGATTAAGTGTAGCCCACAGGAGATTCTGATTGTTCAAGTTAAGAATCCTAGAACCTACTCCGCCATAATATTCCGACATGGCATAATTAGAACCATTATCTGTAAAAGATACATTCGGCCACATGGATATGGTTATTCCGTGGTCTGAGGTTATCACCAACTTTCCCCTTTCTTTTCCTTGTGGGAAAAATCCCTTGAAAGTGCCATTTCTTTCAATGTCCAACACTACATTATAAGTACCAGCACCAAAATTTGTAGTAAGTGCCAAAAAAGGAACTCTGAAACTCAAAGATTGCTTGTCTACGGGAATAGTGACAACATAATATTTTCCAGAACCTCCAGAAGCGGTTATAAAGCATCTCAGATTATATCCATTGAGAAGTGTATCCCTCAAATCATAGCAAGTTATTTTCTCTACTGCATCTTCGAGATATATAAGGAGGTCTGATTTGTCATTAAAGATATCACGCTTCATATCATAGTTTTTAAGCCCTAGTCCCGTAGTCATGTTATGGTCGTAGCCATTAAAATCCAATGCTCGGAACCAATCTCCGTTTGCAGGTGGTGTATATGAGAATATTCCGTAATCGTGGTTTCCGCCCTCTACAAAACTAAGACCATACGCTACGGCATGGCGTTCCGCATCTCCTATCTCTCCGGGTACTGAGGATTTCACTGGCTTGATTTTACTCCATTTGTTTATCTTACCGTGGGCGTTGGAACAAAGATAGGTAATAATTTGGTGACTACAGATTTAATTTATTATATTTGTGGAGTTATATAGGCATATTTTAAACTAAAAATTATGGAAATCAAATTCAATTCATTACAACAGGCGACTATCGGAGTATCAGGTAGTGATATTACCTATGAGTGTATGGGTAACGCCAGTATTTCGGGAAATACCCTCAACTCATTTGAGAGTGGTAATATTACCAAGAAAAGCGACGGAACACATCTTGCCAATTTCAGTTCTTCCAGAGATGGGCAAATGAGTATAAACTTTGAAGGTGGTTCTCCGGAGGACTGGCCCAATCTTATAAGCGTTGCCAATAACTTTTTGGCTGATTTGAGAGAAAAAGTCAGCACTATTGACTTTAGTACAATGAATCTTTAAATTAAATACTGAGTATGGCTGAAACTAAGAAAGAAAAAGGATTGACGCTCACAAAAGGAGAAACTATCCAGTTGGCTGCAACCTTAAAAGAGTTACATTATGGAAGTCTGTCCTCCGAGGGGGCAATGAAATTATTGAAGAACACCCTTAGTGTATGCAAGGAACAGGACGCTGCCGAAAAGGCGCAACAGACTATTGTCAAAGGTTTCCGTACCGATGAATACAAGATGTTGAGCGAAAAGGTGCAGCAGAATGACGCTACGGAAGAGGAAAAGAAAAAATTCGATTCCTTGAACCGCACGGCAATGAACAAAATCAATGAACTTACAGATATTCTGTACAATGAAGAGGTAACTCTTGAAGTACAGAAATTCACCGATGAGGAATTTGATAAAATCCGTGAGGCTAACAAGGATAAGGTTACTAACGGTGGATTTGTCACTATCTATAAATGGTTATGTTAAAGGGATTACAAAGCAGGTTTCTGTTGGTTGACGGCAAGTTCAACCTTACTTCCGGAGTGGAGAAACATAAGGACGGGATTTGGTTTTATTGTGTGTTCGATACGTTCCGTATTTATGCTTCCGACTTCGGAGCCAAGTTTGTCAACTTCCTACAGAAACCGGCTTCCTTTTTCGTAATGAACAGAACACTGATAATAGGTAACTTGCAGAAGGGAATCAAGAAATATGTTCCCGGCGTTTCCATAAAGACCATTGATGTAGGGTATTTTGCCAATGACAGGACTGAATATCATTTGAAGATAGAATATACTTCCACGGATGATAAACAAAACAAGATTGATGATGTAACTTTCGTATAACCGGCTGGCATATATGCCGTACTTCATTCAGGTGCATGATTGAAACAAATTAAAAACTTTACTATGGCTCAGACAAAGGAAGAACTTTTAAAATACTTCGCCAGTCTTGATGTGGCACGTTTACAGAAATTGCAGAACTATTCCAAGTTACTCATAATTCCGGAAGAGGATTTGCTTTCAAACGCCACCATGTCACAGATGGTGCAAAAAGCCCACTCACTGGCTGATTCCCTTTTCCCAGAATGGACTGACCGCAGTGAATCCGATTTCGGGGAATTTCTAGTGGAGCTGTTCGCCATTTTTTCGGAAAAGGATTTTTGGTATCTCAACGCTTTTGCCAATGAAAGCATATTAAGAAAAATGCGCTCGTACAGTAACGCATTTTCCAAGGCATCCTCTATGGGTTATCAGGCTATCACTTGCAAAAGTGCTTCGGCAAGTTTTAACGTGCAGTTTGTTGCAGGACCAGCCGCTACTTACCATAGGGGCGATTTGCTTGTAAGTGTGGGTGACAAAAAATTCACCAACTGGGAAGAATTTTCGCTGCCTGTCAATGCTGCAAGCACCACCAAACAGATTACTCTGCATGAGGGAACACTTTATGCGGAAGATTTCATGTTCAGTGGGTATTCGGTACTGGTAAGAAAGGAGAACATTGATATAAACAGTACTTCCGTGGTTATAGACAATGTAACCTATACACGGGTGAATAACTTCGGATTCTCTTCTCCCGAAAGCACACATTACCTAGTCATTCCGGAAGAAGATGGTTCAGTAGGAATATTCTTTGGTGATGGTACTTACGGAATAAAACCCCCCATAGGAAAGGCTATTCATGTTGAATACCGGAAATCAAGCGGTGCTGATGGTAATCTTTCTGTTCAGAACGCTTCCGTACTGGATTCACTGGCATCACGAAGCGCCACTTCCGTAACCATGCTTACAGCTTCCACAGGCGGTACTAATGCGGATACGTTTGCTGCCATACGTGAAAAGGCTCCCACTTATTTCGCTACAAAACGGGCTGTTATCAATGAGGAAATCGCTGAACAGACACTTAACAATTTCCCGTTTGTGCATAAATCCAAGGTAAAAGTGATGGGGCGACAGGTAAGTTACATGGTTATACCTACTTCGGGAAGTGCAGAATTAAATTCTTCCGAGCTTTCCACGCTCAATACGGAATTTGTTCCCTATGTGATGGGAGGTTATGAAGCCAATCATGCAAACAACCAGTACGTCAATTTACTTACGGCACTGGGTGCTACGAAATTCATAGTGGATGCTGTTGTTGCTCCCGGCTATGATATGGCTTCCATACGTAGCGGTATCTTACAGGTGGTAAGTGATGTTACAAATCCTTTGGTGCGTGCGGAATACGGGGTAGGAATAACAAAATCAGGTCTGGATATCCTTATCCGTTCCTCTGTTGCAGGGGTTCAGAACTGTACGTTCAAGAAACTTTCGGGAAGTACGGAATCAATAATTCCCGAAGTTGTCCTAGGAGAGTTGGAGATTTTCAGTACAATTGACACATCTAAAGTGGAGGTAAGATTAAATGTCGTTTAAAAGTAACATACCGGAACAGGTGCTTGCACATCCCAATACGAAAAAGTTCATATCTGTAATGGACGGGGTTAATGAAGTGAAGTCGGATATCATATTCACTTCATTACGTGCATATAATCCGGCACTGCTTCTTGATAAGAACTGGCTGCTTAAACGTCTGGGTGACTATGGTGTGGATTTCATACCTATGGAGTTTCCATTACCTATTATACAGCAGTTTCTTCTCAATGCAGATATTATTCTTGGTACTAGGGGAAGTAAAAAAGGCGTTGAATTGTTCCTTAGTGTAATGACACTGGGAACAGTATCGGTAAACTTCAATTCCTTTTATGCGGACCCACAGGTATTGCTCCTTAACTCCCTTATACAAGGGCACATAGTGGGTGACAGTACAGACCCGAAGTTCTATCTTATAGGTAACTCGGATATCATAAATCCGGCGGTTACTTTTTCGGCTACAATAAACAGCATATATTTCGGTACTTCCTATAAGGATGTTATCGTAAATACAATAAAAAAGGTGCTTCCGTCATGGCTGGGTTTCAGTCCTAACAAGACCATAAACATAACAACCAATACGGCAAGCAGCTATTATTTTCATCCGTTACTAAATCCGTATTTTGTATGAGTGCAATTATAGAAAGAGCGTTCAATAAGACGCAGAAAATTATCCGTGCGGTTTTCAGAGGCTCCCCAAACCTTATAACCACATCTGATTTGAACCGGCAGTTTGAAAGCATGAGGTATCAGGCTGACCGTATAGACGAGCGTATCGGTGTGATTAGTGACCTTTCATTAAAAGTCGAAGTTGAGGATGATACTTGGACAATCACCCCGTCATTTACTTATCTTGAGGCTAAAGGGCTTTCTTTCAATCCGGAAAAATCAGCCGTTTCTTTGTTTAGTGAGAGTGGTGTTTATCTCTGCTTAACTGCTGATACTGAAACAGTTACGTATGCTTCGGACTTTAGCCATGAGATTGCTGGAGCGTCATTTGCAGACGGTACTTCTATGGCTTCCGCAGACCAGTTGGTGTACAAAAATGAAAGCATAGTGGTTGTCAAAGACCCTTCATCGCTGAACAACTTGGTAGCAGTTCTGGCACGATGCACCAAGGATGCCACAATCATCTATGCCATACCTAACAGGTCAACCATACAGGACTATGTAAAGACAGTGGTTAACCCTCTTCTCAGCAGAATTGCACTTTTGGAATCGGCGATAATAAATACCGTTACCGTGGGAAGCATAATGATGTGGAATAAGTCACTTCTGGGTAAAGTAACCATTGAGGATATCAAGAACTCTATTCCTTACGGCTTTGTTCCCTGCCACAGACTTATGCTGGGTACTGCCACCGCCAACACTGAATTTGCGGCATGGTCTGCCTATTGTAAGGAACTGGGATTCACGATAACAATGACCGGAGGTTCCACATATTCAATCAATTTCGCCCAGATTTCAGGAGTTCCGCTTATGGACGGACGTTTCCCGTTGGGTCCTAATACTGCCCACACTTTGGGTTCTACCGGAGGTAATGAATCCGTTACGCTTACTGAGAGCCAGCTTCCACCGCATACCCACGTATATTCCGGAACAAACAAGGATGTCGGCAGGTCTTACAATTTCACCAAGGCTAACGGTAAATCTGGAACTTATTCCAAAACCCAAATTGCGGAAAATGGTTCGGGAGCGGATGGTAACGACAACAGAAGTGCGGCTTCCGAAACCACATCCACAGGTGATGGCGGTGCAGTTAATATAATGCCCCCGTATCTGGCGCTTTACTTTATTATAAAGATAAAATAGGTTTTTCCGGCATTTGTTTGTTTCAAAAACTTTTGTATCTTTGTATTGGTATTTGATGCTAATTCTCTATGTCTTTATCTAAGGTTGGACCCAGCGATGGGTCTGGCCTTTATATTTATATATAATATAATATAATATAATATTAAAAACGAAATTATTCACTCTAAATACTTATTGCGAAGATGGAAGTTGGAAGTAGCTTGATTTTAAGCAGTGCCGAAATAACAGCTTTGGGTAGTACGGTTGACGAGGTACTTGAATCATTAACCTTACCCAATCCCGAATATCAGAACAAGATACGTTTCGGACGTAATAAGAAATTCTATTCGTCCATACCCAAGACCTTGTGTTATGTATCACGTGAGGGTTCAAATTATGTTTTGCCCCGTTATTATTTCGGGGAACTTGGAAAATACGGTAATGAGGGAAGGGACATTTCCGGAAACTTCAAATTCTCATTACGTGATTACCAGCAAATTTTTTGGGATGAAAATAGGTGTCACCTTGATGAAAGTACAGGAATACTTCTTGAAGGTAAATGCGGTAGTGGTAAAACGGTCATGGGATTATGGATTTCCCTTGAACGGGGAAAACAGACACTTGTACTGGTTCCTACTTATTATCTTGCCAAACAGTGGCAGCAGAGAATATCCGAGGCTACTACCTGTTCCAGTGTTGTAATAAATAGTTCGGATACCGAGATTCCCGTTGACAAGGATTTTACCATAGTTGTCATGGACTTGTTCTCATGCCGGGTTCTTCCCGAAGAGCTTGTAAGGAATGTCGGTCACGTTATTATGGACGAAGCCCATAGAATCGGTGCTGAAACTTATCTTCCTATCCTTAAAGAGATACCTGCCAAATACCGTACCGCACTTACAGCGACTTTCAGACGTGCCGATGGGGTTCACCGTATTTTAAAATACCATTTCGGGCTTCATTTGATAATGGCTACTGAATTTCCAAGACCTCATGTTTACGCAATACGTACAGGTGTTACCATTGACAAGATATTCTCCAGCAAGATTCCCCATGAAAGATTTTTCCGCTTCATGGATGAGAACGGTCTTAAATACCATGAATCTACGGGGGCTGTCGAGTTCAAGGCTACTGACCGGCTGAAAAAAATTATTGAAATGTGGCCCACAAAAAACGTGGAGAAACAGGAGTTACGCAGGGTGATGAAAAAGGCTACCGACCTTAGTTATCCTGTTATTGACGGGTATCTGAACGACCACTCAGGAAGAAGAAAACTTATGATTAACCTTATAAGGAAATGCCTTGATGCCGGAAGAACCATACTTTTCCTCTCCAAGAGAAAGGACACCCTTAAAGCCCTTACCGAATTTTTTTCCACCTATAAGCCCATGCTTATCATATCTGAAACCAAGGAACGTACACCCGAAGAGGAAGCGTACCTGCAAAATGAGTGCCGGCTTATATTCGGAGTGACACAACTTGCGAAAGAGGGTTTGGATATTGACCGTATTGATACCCTTATTATACATCTGCCCATGAAAGACACGGAACAAGCCATAGGGAGAACCACACGTATTCACCCAAACAAGAAATACCCTGTGGTGTTTTACCCGTTGGACAATTGTCCTCTTACTTATGCCACTTTTAGCAATGCGCAGAAATTTTTCAAAATAAACGCAGAGTATAAGGGTATTCGTAGTATTCAGACCATAGATACGGTTTTGTAGTTGGAAATTTTTCCGGCATTTGGCAATATATTATATATTACTTATATTTGTTCCTGTTAAAATCGTAGTAGTTTTATGGTAGTATTAAGAATTGTGCAGGAACTGACCAAGATGGTCATGTTCATTCTTCTTTGGGGTACTCCCCCACTTATGGCATGGAATTATGACTGTGCATTTTATCTTCTTTTATACATTGTTTCTATAATCGGAACATTTATTCTTTTCTCTCATTTTGAAAAACTGGAATATGGAAAAACCAATAAGACCTAACAGACGTGAAAGACGCTTGTTATTGCGAAAAGGAAAACGTGGTGAGGAATACACTACGTATGTGGATAATAAGGGAAACGAGTTCGATTATAAAATTGCGGCTAAGCTTTCCTCATTCCTTAATATCATGTGGGGATGTACCAAAAGAGGTTTTCCCATAGTCGTTCCATATCTGAGATATGATGCTTGGGCATTCTATCCTTTCTTTTTCGTTAAGTCCGGAGTTAAAAGAGATTTTCAGAATTCACTTACTCTTATTAACCATGAAAGGATTCATGTGGTTCAACAAAGGGATATCCATGTTACGATAAGCCTTCCGCTTCTAATTATTAGCTGTCTTGCCGAAGCATTTGGATGGTTCAATCCTTTTTATTTACTTTGTTTTGTACCGTTCATTCCTACAATACTGTACGGTCTTGAGATGATACGTTCTTACCATAATTTGGTAGTAAGGAATACGACAAAGGATATCTCGGATGATTCTGATTCAACAATCACATTTGAAAAAGTCCGGGCCAATACTTGTTTTGAACGTGAGGCTATAAGCAGAAGTACCAATCTCGATTACTTGATAGGTAGAAAATTTTGGGCGGTAGCCGATTATTTCTGAACATACACCAATTTAAATAACAACTATATGAAAAAGCGCATTATTACAAAAGAAGTTGAAGCTGAGCCTATGACGATGGGTGAGTTCTATCAGCATGCAGAACAATCTCAGTATAAAGAAATGGCAGAAGATAAAGATAACCTTAATGGTTATCGTGTCGTATATGAAGATGGATTTGAGGGGTGGATGCCTGCTGACTTATTTGAGAAATTGTACCATGAGGGTACTATCGAGAATGCTTCTGACGGTTATCACACATTCAAGGAATTATACCAGTACCGTATGCTTTACAATGCGGCATTTTTCAATGAGCTTAATAGAAACGGAAGAGGTATTCCAGTGTGCAAGTCACATCGTCATTCTGATGGGGAATTGTGCTTTGGCGGAGGATGGTTCATTGTTATTGCAGAACTTCCTACTGGTCAGGTATCCAACCATTATGAAAATAAATATTGGGACTTATTTGATATTCCCGAATTTGAAACCCCGTGGGAATGGGACGGTCATTCTCCTAATGAGGCTGCTATCCGTCTGGAAAACTATCTGAAAGACTTAGAGGAAACCGATTCGTTTTTTGATTCTTTATATGCTTGCACCAGCAGTTTGATTTGTACAGCAACTTCCATGTACAAACTTATTCACCTTGAATCGGAAAAACTAGAGCCTAATACTCGCCAAAGCAAATTACTGGATTACTTATATGGAACAGTACACGATAATTTTAGAGCTATTGAATATTTCACCGAGGCTTACCATGAACGTCCTGTAGACCCGTTTAGTCTGTCATTCCAAACGATAATTCCGGCACTGAAATCTGGCTTTGCTGCTCGTAGAAAAGGATGGAACGGTAAAGGTCTGATGGTATTCAAGCAAGTACCAGCCCACATAGAAAATGATGTTATTCCTAAAATGCAATCTCTTCCCCAAGATGCAAAAGATCTTATTCTAAAGGGAAAAGGATTCATTGATTATACAAGCCAGTGCCTTATTTATAATGAGAATACCGGACGTGCAGATTCATGGGTTCCGTCTATCAGTGACATATTTGCAGAAGATTGGGAAATTATTTTCCCCTAATGTGCGAATGCGTAGATATAGGTATGGTTGGAAGTCCTCCATTTGTATGGATTCTCCATACCATAACCTATTATGCGTAGGTTCCTACTATTGTATGCTATGCCCCAGAAATAAAGGTGTGGCGAAAATATTGAACTATAAATTTATAAAGTGTATGAAGATAAAGTCTGCAAGCATACGGCGTGAAAAAATTATACTCACTGACAGTTCCACAAAGGAAGACTACAAGAAAGTCCTGTTCCTTAATGTAGGGGATGTATTCAAAGTGGAAGGTGATTATGAAACATGCCTAGCCCGTCTTGAAGAAGTACGTGCCGAAACCGAGGGTTCCCCCGAAACATTCGGCGTATGCCCTATTACTCCGGGCACTTCCTTATTTACTGTCTATGGCCCTCAACATCTTATTGTTACCGATAAGATATAAAGTCAGCATTTTGTCCGGCGTTTGGACATTTTAAAAACAAAACGTATATTTGAAGTACAAAATTAAACAAAACGTCTACTCTAATACGGTAGGCAACATTATTAATCTTTTAAAATATAATTATTATGGTATTCGGAAAAATTAAACCAGTAGCTACAATCGTAGCACAATTCGCAGCAGGTGTAGAAGTTGAATGTATCCAACACGAAGGCAAAATGTACATGCCTGTAATCGGAGGTGACTTTGACACAACGGACAGTGGTAAAAAGTCTGAGGATGATGCACCTAAGAAACCTGCACCCAAGCCTTCCAAGGAAGAACCTGCTGATGAAAAAACCTATACCGAAGACGAACTGATGGGTATGGACGTTAAGGAACTTACCAAAATCCTGAAAAACGACTTTAACGTAAATCCGGATGATTTCGATGGTAAGAACACCAACAAGAAATTACGTAAACTGATTCTTGACGCACAGGAAAATGGTGGTGATTCTTCTGACGAAGAGGACGAAGATGAAAAACCTGCTCCGGAAAAAGGTAAGTCAAAACCTGCCAAAGAGGAAGAAGAACCTGCTGATGAAGATGGTGGTGACGAACTGATTGACAACATCGCGGATGTTCTGGAAGACTTTGACGGTGGTAAGAAAAACAAGAAAAAGGCTGCTGCTGCAATCATCGCCCTTGCCGAAAACGAAGATGATGTTGATGCAGATGCAGTGAACGAAGCTCTTACTGAATTTGAAGATGATGAAGCAGCAAACATTGATGATGTGGCTGAAAGCATCGCCAAATTGCTTACTCCTAAAAAAAGTAAGACTTCCGCAAAATCAAAGAAAAAACCTGCTGAACCGGAAGGAGAGGATGTCGAAATAGACGACCTTGAAAAAGGTGACTTGGTTGCCGTTTACTGGGACGACGAAGAAACCAAAGGATGGTTCAATGGTAAGGTTTCCTCTATCAAGAAAGGTATTGTGAAAGTTAAATATGATGATGGCTCCGAGGACGAACTTGACCCCGAAGTTCACACAAAGATTCTCAGACTGGAAGAGTAATCCGATTACCATTTAGTTTTAGAGCCGATGGTTAATTCCTTCGGCTCTTTTTTGTTTCATATTTAATTATCAAGACTTATGCCTAAGAGAAAAAAATCAGCTACATTACTTAGTAATGAGCAACTTGTTCTACAGGGACTAGAGTTTATAAACAAGAAAGAACAGGAGAAAGCCATAACCAATGAACTTAAAGTTCTTCGTGTTCCTTTGGAGGGTGCGGTTATGGAAATCGGTAGTGAGGATGAAAAAGGTAACAAGTATATCATACTGGAACATGCCGATAAGGAGATTGTGCTAAAGGAAACACTTCGGTGCGGAAAGTCTTTGCTACCGGAAGCTATTGAGGTGTTGAAAAAGAACGGTTTCAAACATTGCATTGAGAAAGTAGAGGTTATCCGTGAATCCGTACTTGAAGATGCCATACTCAATGGTGAAATTTCCGAGGATATCCTTTCCCAAGTTTACAGGATGAAAGCATTTTATGCTTTTTCCGCTTCACTAAGAAATCGGTTCGATGGAGAAGTTAAAGATTAAGACGTTTAAAATTAACGGTATAGTTGTCAGAGCTGTAACCGTTATGGGGTTTGCCCACATAATCGGTAAGAGTGCCGGCACTGTAAGACGGTATGAACGTGAAGGTACTATTCCTCCATGTATTTTTAAAATAAAAGGATACCGCTATTATCCTGTTACTCTTGCCGAGGAAACGGCAAAGATAATTGAAACTTTCAAAGGCAGTGAAAGACCTCCTGCCGAGAAAGTCGCTCAGATACATGAACTTTTTGAAAACGAAAGGAGAAAATATGCCTACTAGAAGTAGTTCTAAGAAACCTGTTCCCGAAATCAGAAGCGATGCTTCTGTATATTATGAGAAGTCACTCACAAAAAATCTGGGTGATTATAATTCCGCAAAGATAACCGTGGGTATAACATTGCCAGTTAATCCGTCCGAGGATGTTCTTGCATCTGTGAAATCCACTATTGAGATTGCGGACAACATTGTCACCGAGGAATTGAAAGTACAAGTTGCGGATTTAGATGAAAAGTAATGAACAGTCTATTCAAGTTACGAAAGAACATGGCTATCACTGGTCTTGTTCCTTTCAAATATTTGCTATACGCTGCCATGCTTACCAAGGTAATTCCCTTTGAACCGGAAGATAGTGATGAAAAGTTTGGTGTGTTTTCGGAGAACATTTCCGACCTGTACGATTATTTTCCGGAGTTCAATTCCAAGAAAAACAATGAAATTGATAAGGCTCTTGACGATTTGGCGGACGAGGGTCTTATCAGTTTTGATTCGGTAAATCCCGGACTAATATATCTTGGAGAGTTCAGAGGAAGGAAATTCTTTACTTTTGAAGTTAAAAGCAGCTTGTTTGAGGAAGCGAAACAGAAACTTGATGATGCCATAAGGGTGTATGGTAAATCCCGTTCCGCAAAAGACAAGTCACGAAGCAGGTACATACGTGAACAGATTGACAAACTGATTGCCGAAAAAGGTGTGGAGGCATTTACTCCGAATGACTTTACAGACCTGCATAGTTATTTGTATGAAATGTACACCGGAGGAGAAATATATATCATACGGAGTAAAGTCGAGTATTTTCAGACAAACAATATGCTCAAGGCTTATGACAGGTTTACTGTTTTCGCAATTCTTATAGAGGGAACCTTGAACTATGACGAGTATTCCAAAAGAGGTGTGCCCACACTTACAAACGTGGCTTACCGTAAAGACGATATTTTCCGCAAACTTACCAGAGTTGATTCTGACAGCAAGGATTATATGCGTGAAATGGATACTTCTGATGGTTCGTTTTAATGTTATATTATGACACAGAAAGAAATCGAATATTATTTGTACTGTGGGATAAAACTCGGCTGGCATGATAAAACCTTTGCCGATTATACCAATGATGAAAAAGCGTTGAAGATGGTACGTAACTACATACGGAAATCTGACGAATTTGTAAATGACGGGTTAGGAATGTATCTTTGGGGAAGCAATGGTACAGGAAAATCACATTTGCTTAATTGTGCTTTCAAGAGATTCATTGAAAAGGGTTACACAGTAAGACTGTTCTCTATGGATGAACTTGTTGACAAATATACAAGCTCGTGGTATTCTGACGAACAGAAACAAGATTTGACTAAGATTCTCCGTGACGTGCAATTTTTAGGTATTGACGAGTTTGGAAAAAACGTGGATTCTTCTGGAGAACCATTACCAATACCGGATTTTGTAAAACGGGTAATCGAATCAATAGTTCGTTACCGTGTCCAGATGAAACGTCCTTTATGGATAACATCCAATACGGAACCTAAATATGTCAAGAAGGTATTTTCGGAAGATGTCGCTTCCCTGTTGAGTGAGGCGGTTGTTACCGTATGCGTTACAGGTGGTGATTTCAGAAAGACTATTGCCAGTAGGAACAAAAGAAAATTAATGTAACAATGACCGAGGGAGAAAAGTTGATGGTTGCTTGCTTGAAACGCAAAGACCAAAAGATACTATCGCTTATCCAGCGAAAATGGTTGGATGGTGCTGAGATACGACAACATAAGTTTATCATGGACTACTATCGTGAACATGGTGAGATTATGGGTGTGAAATCTTTCTGTGAGAGATTTAAACTGGATTCGGGAACTGTGGATTCCCGACCCAGTTACTATCTCAACAATGTAAAGGAAAGATTCATATTCGCCACTATGACCGACAATATCCCAAGAATATTGCGTGGGATAAAGGACGACCCCCGTGAGAAACTTTTTGAGTTGCAGTCTTTGATAGGTATGCTTTCGGTGGATGCGGTTGAAAGTAAGGATGTGTTATACTCCGATGATGTGGAAGCACGTAAGGCTGATTACGAGGAACGTATGAAATCTTTAGGTGTTACATATCTTTCCATGGGGTGTGATGATTTGGACAAAACTTTCTTCGGATACCGTAAACAGGATTTAATTACCATTGGTGGTAAGGCTGGTCAAGGTAAATCGTGGCTGCTTGTTTATCTGGCTTATCTTCTTGAACAGACCATACTTGACCGTATGGAAGCCACGGAAGAAACTTTCGGTGATATACTGTTTATCACAAATGAAATGGGAGAGGAAGAAATAAAGGAGCGTATTGACTGCATCCGTTTCAAGCTCCCCTATGAGAAGTTTATGAAAGGTACATTATCCGAAAGGGAAAAGTCACGCTATTATAGAGGTCTTGACGCTCTTAAAAAACATAAGTCCAAGATAAGGATAGTTTACAGTTGCCAGACCATTGACGAACTTGCAACCTTTATGGGTCTGTACCAGCCTAGTGCGGTATTCGTGGACGGTTCCTATCTTATGGAAAGTAAGATGCAGGAGGGTTGGGAGAAAATAGTCTACATTACCCGTAATCTGAAACGGCTCGCAAAAAATTTCAAGACACCTATTATAAACACTACACAGTTGAAGCGTGGTTCCTCAAAGACAGCCAGTAAGTTTTCTATGGACGGTATGGAAGATTTTGCATACGGTAACTCATTCGTGCAAGATTCGGATATTGCCATAAGAATGTTTCAGGATGCCGATATGAGGTTTCACGATATAATCGGTTGTGAAGTTGTAAAGGCAAGACGTGTCGTTTCCGGAACTACTCTGATTTTCCAGAATGATTTGGATAATATGCTTCATTCAATTACCTTAGCTAAAAAAGAGGAAGATGAAAGACCGAAAGTCGAAACTAAAACAGACTATTGATTTTGTGGACATGAACGGTGTGGGTACTGTCAGATGCCATGATGGATTTCGTGACGTTATGGTGTACGGGTACTTTCATAGATACCATTGGGATTTCATTGTCCATCAGGATGTGGAATTTCCCGACTGCTACATAGTAAGTGAGGCATCTACCGGAATGTGTATGACCGACCCATGTTTCGCTGTTATGGAGGATGCCTTGTCTGCGGCACTTTCCGTTATTGACGAAAAACGGTATTATTTTTTCACCCGTACAAAAGATGTGCTCGTGGATGGAAAGTACAACCTTAATAATAGAAACACGAATCCTTTAACTTTAGGAGTTATGCAGTTATGTATGAATTAAGAAAAGAAACAGGAACAACTTTTGTTTATGCCTATGATGGAACACATGGTGAAATAAAGGCATTTGATTTCCTGTACAGCCATGTTATGTACCATGAGGGTTTTAAGTATTATGTTGGGCATACAGACGGTTATCCCAAAAGGATTGCATTGGTTGAAGCCAATTCCCATGCCTTTGCAGTTACTTATCAGGAAACGGTTCCCAACATAGCTGCAAAAAAACTTTGTGACTTTTATATGTTCAAGCTCAAGAAAAAAGGCCTTGATGTTCCATCGGCTGTTGACAGTTTTAATTCACGGAATTATTTATTTATTGATATATGGAAGATAATAATGTAAGACCGTCTTTCTTTAAGAGAATCGGTTTGTTTTTTCAATTCTTGTGGGAAGTAGTCAAGAATAACTATGTTTCCTTTATTACATGGATGCTCATAGTTATTTGTGTGTTGTTCGTTGTCTGGCTGTTCATTGAGCCTATCGTATGGTGGACACCTATATCTGAGGTTCGGTTATACGTCCGGGCATTTCTTATCATGTTTGCCATAAGCACTTTCTCTACATTACGACTGTATAATTCCATTGTAGTAAATAGCCGTTTTGCTTTGAAGCTACGTGAAATACTTACCCGTATTGAAAGATTGCTCCCACGCATCAATCAGGTTATGGAATCATCCCGTACATCCGCAAAGGAGAATACAAGTGCCATGACAAGACTTTCTGCCAGTCTGAAAAAATTGTCGGAAGCTATGGATGATTTCAACAGAATGGAGAATAACAAAAACAACAGAAGAAACAATGACTGACTTACTGGAGGTATTCAAAGATTTCAATCCACAGAAAATGACCAACGGGCAGATTCGTATGGAATGCCCGTTCCGTGAAAATCATCCGGACGGTAGCGGAAGAATGTCATTCTTTGTATCTCCCGATAAGAACGCCTTTCATTGTTTTACTGGAGATACAAGGGTTCCCACGAACTTAGGAACATTCCGGATAAAAGACTTGGTGGGTAAAACTGTTAAAGTTCTCTCTGTTAATGGAAAATTTACTGACGCTACTTTTCATTCTTATGGGAAGAAAAATATTTGGGAATTAAGATTATCCAGAGATAACGTCACTAAAATTATCCATACTACAAGTAAACATAGATGGTACATACATGGGATAAAGAAAGAAAGGACTACAGATGAACTTTTGGTAGGTCAATATTTACAATATGTGGATTTTGAATCTATAAATGAAACCGAGCAATCCATATCAGGTATTAAACATGGTATAGTGTTTGGCGATGGTACTATTGATAGAACAAGAAAAATCCAGAGAGCCTTAGTTAATTTGCATGGAACTAAAATGCAATTAAGCTCTTTCTTTTCTTCTTCTGAAAATAAGGGATTAAGATTCCGAGAAGGAGGTAAAAAATATATTCGTATATATCATGTAAAAAGGGGTAAGAACTTTAAAGTGCTTCCCTCTCTTACTACAAGACTGAAATACTTAAGAGGATTTTTAGCCGGATATATTGCTACCGATGGTTGTTTTACAGATAAAGGTATTCTTATACTAGCATCTTCAAAACTTAGTAATATTGAATTTTGTAAACAGGCATTTTTCCGCCTAGGTGTTAGTACAAGTACAGTTCAAGTACAAATGAGAAAGGGATATATGGAAGAACCAGCACCTTTGTACAAAATAACTGTCAGCACTAAAAATCTGGATGAAAAATTTTTTATACGAAAAGACCAAAGGAAAAAATTTTTAGAATATTCTAAAAAATATGAGAGAAACCGATGGAAAGTTATCTCTGTAACTCCTATGGATATTCAAGAAGAGGTTTATTGTGCCGAGGTTCCTACGTATCATTGTTTTGCTCTTGAAGACAATATTCTTACTGGAAATTGTTTTTCCTGCGGAGCACACGGAAACCTAGTACGTTTGCTTACTACGAAGTTCGGAGTGAATTACTTTGAGGCTGTGGAAATGGTTAACCTTGTTGACTATCATCCCGAAGAAAAAGATTTCGAGCTTGATTTGATGTGGGACGTGAACAAACCCCCACAGGAATTTCTTAAAAGAGGTTTGCGCAGAGATACTTTAAAACATTTCCGTGTGGGTATGATGGACAAAGAATGGTTTGTTATTCCCTATTACAAGGATTTTTCCCGACCGGATACTTTGCTTGGTTATCAGAGAAGGTGCTATTACCCTGACAGAAAAGTTCGTAACAGCAAGGGTTTTGATAAAAAGAACTACTTGTACAACCTTGATTTCTCATACGACTATGTAGTAGTGGTGGAAGGTCAGACTGATGTTATGCGACTGTACCAGCATGGGTACAATGCTACGGGATTGATGGGTGCTGATTTGAGTGACTGGCAGGCTGAACAGTTGGGAAAGTTTTCCAAGGTTTATCTCGCCCTTGATAATGACACTGCTGGAAGAAAAGCTACTGAGATTTGTTATCATTTACTTAAAAATCATACCGAGGTGCTGTTAGTTCCTTATCTTAGCAAGGACCCAGAAAAATGTATATCTCCAAAAGTATGGAGCAGAGCGTTTAACAGTTCTACTGATTATCTGCAATATTCTATGGAAATGACAATGAACTGGGATTCTTATCTGGACTTGTGCACTGAGGTACAAAAAGAATTGGAGGGAAGAAATGAATTCACTATTATACGGTAGTCCACATTTACTAATTACTTATATAGATAATAAGGATGAAGCTATAGAGTATTTCAAGAAACATCTTGAAATGGAACCGCTTCAAAGTTTGGTTATAGGTATCTTATTTTATAAGGATGCTGACATGATTAAGCTGGAAACATCAAATCATGTGTTTGATACAATAAATGCGGGAACCGTACCTTTTATTGATAAGTGGAAGGCACTATTTCATCCTTATAAGGATGAAGACGACCCTATTGCTACTACGGATTTTGAGATACCACTTCCTTATGCATCATTTTCAGCAGATGAACCTATTAAAGTTTCATCAAAAACATTTATCGTTTCTTATTCACAGAAAATATCTTTATGTGATAGTGATAAAATTCGTGATAAGGAGTATCTAAGGCATCTTGTTTATTCTTACAGACGAAAAGCTCTTGAAAAGTTAATAATGGATGATTCTTTTTGGGCACATTATCCAATAAGCCGTGAAGGTGATGCTTATAGTATTACACTATCAGAGCAGCTAAGAGTAATTATGCCCGTACATCATTCCGATTTGATTTCAATCGTGGAAAAGGATTTGCGAAAATGAAAAAATTTTCCTATATTTAAATGTGATTAATAAAACACATTCGTTTTTATTTTATGTGTAACCGGCAATACAATGCCATTTTAAAATTAAAGATTATGCCAAGTAAGACTACTGGACGTACACGTTCAAGACGTGGTGATGATGAAAGTTCATCAAGAAGTTCTAAAAGAGAACAAGGTTGGGGTGCAGTCGCAAAACGACAGGAAGAAGTTAAAAAACGGAAGGAAGAGGCTGAAAACTCTCTTCGCGAATTTTGGCTGAAAACTGGTGAAAGCGCCATTATTCAGATTCTTCAAGAAGAACCCTATTGTTTTGATGCGCACCAAGTAAAAGACAAACGAGGAAAGTGGACTATTGTTCCCTGTCAATTAAACACGGGAAAACATTGTGTACTTTGCTCCGATGGTGTAAAACAGACGTGGCGTGCTGCTTTCAAGATTCTTGATTATCGTGGTACATGGGATAGTGAGAGAAAACGTTTCAAAAACGACAAGCCTATTGAAAAGATATGGATTGTCGGTTCCACTATCGCCAATTCCCTAAAACAAGTGCGGGATAAGGATAAGAAAGGAAGAGAACTCAATCAGATGGTTCTTGAAGTAACCCGTTCCGGCGAGGGTAAGGATTCTACTTATAACTTCGAGCAGGCTTTTGACGAAGATGATGAGCGTATGCGCCCTATTGAATGGGATGAAGAAGGAATTACTGCCGAGGAATATTGTCAACCGCCTACGGAAGACGAAATTGACGAAGCAGGATATACTGATGAAGATTAAGTGTTAACTGTAAGGAGTTAGGTTTAGGACTTAACTCCTTATTCTTATTTGAAGTGATTATGAAAAAGATTCCTGTTTTCAAAGGTGAAGTTCAATTGCTTGAAAGTATCGAGGAAGTAGAAAAGTATTTCAACAGATGTGAAGAGGATAATCTCCTTACATTTGACTGGGAAACCACAGGATTGGAATATGATGCGATTCCTCTAGGACTTTCCCTGCATCAACGAGGTGTGGGAGCTTGTTTTATTCCAGTGGACTTCTTTTTTTCCAAAGGGGTTCCCATGAATGAGCTTGCCAAAATCTGTAATGAGAGGTTCTCACATTACAAACTTATAGCCCACAATGCCAAGTATGATGCCATGATAAACAAGATGAATGGTATTAAGGATGAATGCTATAAGATATTTGCGGATACACTGGTTATGGTTCATTTAGTAAACCCATCACTTGACAAGCAGTTGGAAAAACGTGTTGCGGAGGATTTCGGTTATGTGAAGAAAACGTTCAAGGAAATATGTGGTAAGGCATGGAATAAAATAAATTGGTCTGTTGAAGGTGATTCCTTACTTGACTTTCTTGCCGGATATGCTGGTGAGGATACGTACTGGACTACAAAATTATACTATAAGTATAATCCTCTCATGGACGAGGACGCTCACCGGATACATGACAGAATTGAACTTCCACTTATCCCTATTCTTCGGGATGCCAAAATTCGCGGAGTGCTTATAGATGTTCCTTTGCTAAAGGATATGGGTGAACAGATAGCTGCCGAACTTCCAAAAATACTGGATGAAGTATATGAGGAATGCGGTTGTGTGTTTAATCTAAATTCCTCAAAGCAGAAAGCTGCCGTATTCTTTGACAAGATGAAACTTCCCATTATAAGTTATTCCAAAAAAACAGGTGCACCCAGTACGGATGCTGCCACATTTGAGGAATGGGATTCTATGGGAATACGTGTCGGTGCTCTTATGAATGAATATTCAGAGTTGAACAAATTATATACCGGCTATGTAAAGGCGATACCTAATTTGGTTGACGAGCATTCGGTTCTTAGAGGTGACTTGAACAGTTGCGGTACAAAGACAGGACGCTTCGCATCCACTGGCCCTAACTTGCAGAACCAGCCCAACAATTATCATTTTCCCATACGTGAGGCATTTGTTCCAAGACCGGGTTACAAGTTTGTAAACTATGACTATTCACAACTGGAGCTTCGTGTAATGGCCCACATGAGTAAGGATTCACAGTTTATGGATATCTTTCTGCATGGGCGTGACCCACATGGTGAGGTTGCCAAGAGTTGTGGTATTACTCGAAAACAAGCGAAGTGTGTGAATGAGAATACACTTATCTTTACCAATAAAGGTGTTCTGCGTATTGGTGATGTTTCAATGTGCCGGATTAAGGATACGTTTGACAGTCCTATTATTTCCTCCGTGTACAATGGCTCTGAAATGATAGGTGTGAACTCGTTCTATTCAAACGGGTATGACAATACACTTGCCGTTATTACCAAACGGGGAATAGTTCGTAGCTCTGTAAACCATCAATATGTAATAGCTGATGGTACACTAAAATGTGCAAGGGATTTGCAAATAGGCGATGAAATTTCAGAAAATGCCCAATTGACTTATGAGGGTTCTGAAACCTCAATAGACTATAATCCGTTCTTTGATTTCGGAGATGCGTTTAGTATTAAAATGGATTCACAGTGGGCTTACATTGCCGGAGTGTTGACTGGTGACGGGTGTTTTTCTGCAAAGCATATTGGTGTTTCTGTAGGAAAAGGACGGTTCTTCAAGTCATGGAGAAAAATCTTAAAGGATGAATTTGCCAAAAAGGGGCTTCCCCTTACTGAGAGGTCTAATATAAATTACATGTATCTAGGCTCTTCAAGGTTTGTCAAGTTTATGATTCCTTTTGGTTTGTCTGACGAGCGTGGTAAGAAGAACTTTAAAATTCCTTTGTGGGTTCTTAATGGTACTATTGAAATGCGGAAAAACTTTCTTGGTGGTCTTATTGATACCGATGGAACAATTTCCGAAACAGGTACTACCAGTATTTGTACCAAGAGTATTCAGCTTGCCGAGGATTTATGTTTTCTCCTAAATTCAATAGGGTATAATTTTGGTGTGGAACCGTCTTGGAACAGTACATACGAGAGATGGTATTTCCGGATACATATCTATTCGGATTCATTGAGTGACTTGTTAAGTAGCAATGTTATAAAATGTCCGCATAAGGCTGTATCACTTACTGAGCGTGTTTCCAAAGTGGGAAGAGGTGCTAAAAATTCACCCAATAAAGTCTTGCAGGTATTAAGTTTAGGAACTGACTACTTGTGTGACTTGAATGTGGATTCTCCCAGTCATTTGTATATGACCGGAACACTTGTTACACATAATACGATGAATTTTGGCGTGCTGTACGGCATGGGAATCGGTAAGTATATGAGAACTTTCAATGTATCCAAAGCACGTGCCATTGAGATGATTGATAGTTACCATAAGGCATACGTAGGGTTTGCCCATTGGAAAGAATCCACCGAGAATTTCGCCAAAAAACATGGCTATGTGAAAAACCTGTTTGGAAGAATACGTGTATTCAAGGAAACCACCAAATCCAAGTTTACCCGTAACGAGGCTATGTACTATGCCGAATTAAGACAGGCAGTAAATACTATTATACAAGGAACTGGTGCTGATATAGTAAAACTTGCTACTATAGCAATGTGCCGGAAATTCAAGGAATTGAATCTTGATGCCCATTTCTTACTACAGGTGCATGATGAAGTTCTCATTGAGGTACGTGAGGACCAAATGATGGAATGTGAAAGAGTGGTTATCGACTGTATGGAAAATACCGTCAAATTGGACGTACCATTAATTGCTGATGGTAAGATACTTGCAAACTGGGGCGAGATGAAAAACGATGATATTGTTTCTTATCCGTACAGATTCAATTATGGTCTAGTAATGGGAGTATTATAAATGGAAAAATTACAAATAATCTATGGCTAAAAAACTTTCAGTCTTAAACTCCATGTTATCCAAGTTCAATGATACGATGGGTGACGGAGTTGTTCACACTGCGGCTACACTACCTAAATGCCGTAAGATATTAAGTCGTATTCCGGCATACAATTATGTTACCTGTGGAGGTTTCCCCATAGGAAGAGTTATCGAACACTATGGTGAGAACGGTTCCCTTAAAAGCTATGCGTCCTATGATGCTATAGCGAAATTTCAGCATTACGATTGGGCTAACCATGAGCCTAATGCTTTCAAGTCATTCACTTATAAGGGTGATGATACTATGAGGGAACTTGAATCCTTTGAACTTCGAGATGGTTATAAACCCAAGAAACCGCCTGTGGCACGTCGAGTAGCCCTTGTGGATATTGAGGCTACATACACTCCTGACTGGGGGGAGAATTTCGGTATCGACAATGAAGGTCTTATCTTAGTAAGACCTACCTTATTAAGTAATTGTGTGGATATCATACAGGCATTGCTTGAGAGTGAGGAAATCAGTCTTGTAGTTTTGGACAGTATGTCCGCTATTGGTACTGACGAGGAAATAGGCAAATCTATGGAAGACCAGCAAATGGCTTCGGGAGCACGTTTCTGGAATAAGGCATGTCGAAAGTTCCAAGCCGCCATGAATAGTAACCCTACAAAGGAATCCACGCTTATAGTTATCAATTCGGCATATCAGAAAACCGGAATCGCATACGGCGACCCAGAAGTTATCCGTAACGGGGAACAACTAAAGCGTACAAAATCATTGTCCGTGAAATTCAAGGCTCTTAAAAAACTAAATGCCAAAGTTGACGAGGGTGAAATCGTAATCGGGAGAAACATATCCATCGAGTGCGTAAAGAATAAGGTAGGTGTTCCTCAAAGAAGTGCCACATTCTTTTATGCTTATGTAGATTACGGTGGAACACAGGCATATTCTACTGATGCTGCCGGACAAATAGTTGACCTTGCCATGAAGTTCAATCTAGTAGAGCGCAAAGGTTCTTGGTATGATTATAAGGAATTGCACATACAGGGTATGGATAACTTTGTAATCGAGCTTACGAAAACCGGGATGCTTAAAAAATTGGAAAAGGAGGTGTACCGTGAAATGTTTTAATTTAACTCCTATACTTATACCTGTGGCGGTGTTTATGCTTCTTATGGCATTGCATACTGAAATAAGGACATCCCCGTTCCGCATTTATTTCCACAACTGGAGAATGGTGGTGGGTGTGGTACTTATCACATTAGGAGTTCATCTTATCTGCCAAGGAGAACTTGTAAAGTATAAGAAGGAGAATATCGAAAAAACCGAGTGATTAACTAATCCGGCTGACAGAGTAATAAAGTAGTAACCAATTATAGGTTACATAATCAGCAATTACACTACTTTAGTACCGAGTTAGTCGGATATTAATATTTGACTATGGGAAAGAAAATCGAAATACCCGAAGACGAATTTAAGAAAATCGTTCTTATTCTCAAATGCAGCAAGAGATATGTAAACTTACCCCCTAGCAATTTGTTTTTGGGGAACCTTTGGAGGGTGTCCAGTAAACTGGCTGATAAATTATTGAAGAGAAACGGTTTTCAAATTGTCAAAGGTAAAGGAGGTCGTTTCACAGTGAAACCTGTGGAGAACGAAAAGCCGGGAACTGACTAAAATTTATGATTATGGCAAAAGGACTTTTTGGAGGACTATTCGGTGGTCAAGGACTACAAATGGTCGGTAAACTTACAAAGCAGAACATGGAGAAACTTCAAGCATCAAAGCCCCATGACGAAAAGAACACGGAAGATTCACCTCTTCGCAAATTACGTGATGCCATCAAAAAGTAAGCGCGAAGCCCCATTGGAAAAATACCCAGTGGGGCTTTATTTTTCAGATTGGTTTCCTTATAAATTTTTCCTATATTCAAGTATTAAAATCTATCCTATTATGAAAGAGATAAATCAAGTACATTTTACTTTGGGTGATAATGCAGGTATTCTTCTTATGCAAATAGCCCAAGAAGCGTTGCTTTGTGAATTGGACCCAGAAAAGGCGGTTAAGGTTATCACCACATCTCTTATGGGATGCCCGAATAATATTGCTTTAAAGATATTGAAAGGGGATATGGTATGTGAAGTAACGGATGATATGCAGAATATTGAAGTTGTTGACTATAAAGAGGAATTTCATAAAGATTACCCGAAACCCAATTTGACTGACTGGTATGAACGGAACCACAAGGATATTGGTGATAATGGCAGGGAATTTTATACTGCACTGGAACAGGTAATCCGTTTTGTGAATAAACAGGATATAGAAATCCCGATTAAGGATGTAGTATCTTTGGTTCTTTCCTCTACTATGAAGGATTGGGAACAACGTAGGTACGAATTGGCAAAAGACATTATTAAAGTTGTTATAGCAAACGATAATGGTGCTAATTCTGAGGTAGTCGCTAAATATTCGCTTAATTGCGCTGATGCCCTAATTAAAAGATTAAAGAAGGGATAATTATGGATAGTGTACAGACACAAACCTTTTCCATTAGAGGGGATGGAGGTGGTGAGGCATATATTGATTTTTGCGATGGTCAATTATGTGTTTCAGTTGTCATAGAAGATAAACAGGCAGATTTTCACTTTGATCCTGTTACGTTAAAGATGTTTGCCCATGCTTATAAATTACATTGTGAAGAATGTAATAAGCAACAAAAGAAAGGAGAATAATTATATGTTAGACGTATGTGTTCTTATAGCAGCAATTGAAACATTATTTCCTCAAGAAACTGTATTTAATCGTTTTGGAGTGGCAATAACATATTTACAATGGAAAGTTCCCAAGACTGAACTTTGTTTTGATGTAATACGAAGAAACGGGAAGTGGGGTTGTGTTACTCAGTTTATGGGAGGTACATTCGGATACGGGCATCCTCTTACCCGTTCTGATTGTGTGCATGATACTTTGGAACAAGCTGTTTCCTGTGCATGGACCAATGAAGTTCTTATCGGATTCACAAGGGGAAAAGTCACATGGGAAAAACATGCACGGAAAGCCTATTCCGAGTGGTCTAAGAGTTCTGATAAAATTTCTTATTTTAGTATTAGTGATAAATTTTAAGTATTATGACTGAAAAGCAAAAACCGCAGTACCTTACTGCACAACAGGCGAAGGAAATCGCCACCACTCCTTACAGGGAGGTATTTACCAAAATAAAAATGGCTGCTGAAAGTGGCAAGTGTACAATGACAATTGATTTTAGTACAGATGTGTCCGAATTGGTAGAGTTGCTTATAGGTTTAGGTTATACCGTAACTCTTATTAAAAACTACAGAGATAGCGTAATGAGGATTCATCGGACATATTCTATACAATGGTAAAAAGTAAATTCGGGTATCTGAATAAATTGATGGACGGTTCCACTACTACACGGGAGCGTTCCAAAAAACAAGAAAGTCGTATAGCTAAAAAACTCCGTGGCTATACGACTATCAATTCAGGAGCCACATTCGGTCAGAATGACGTAATTACAGACTTCTGTGAAATTGAGGCAAAAACCACTGCCCATGAATCGTACAGCCTAAAGTTATCCGAATGGGTTAAACTGAAAAAGAAATGTTCTGCCAAAAAAATCCCTATTTTTGTAGTGGACTTTGAGAAATCCCGTGATAGTCTTGCTATACTTACTTATGAGGACTTACAATTTTTAATTGAGCTTGCATATAAGGACAACAGTTAGGGATTTTGTTATTTCCATAAAAATTTGTATATTTAAGTATGCTAAAAACAAAATTATACCGAGTATTCCGTTTTGAACAGAAGAAACAACAACACGGATTATTTAAGGTGGTGGAATATTCACAAATGACTGATGGTACAGGATTCCGGAAAAGAACACTCCGAAAAAATCTGGATTTGAGTACCGCAGAAAGTATGATTTATAACTTAGAAAAATCACATAAACTTTTTTAATCTCACAAACATGGAAAAATATTATTTCTTGAGAACTCTCGTGGAAGAGGGAAGACAACGTTGTAAGGCACTTATCGGTCAGACTTTTGAAGATGGTGCTAAAGTTGACAGCACGGTGAATGTAAGTGCCGACAGAGCTTTGAGGGATGCATATCCCACAGGTACAACATTTGTTACCGATAGTCTTAGAGCTGCCAGTAAATACTATCAGGCAGGAAATATCTATCCTATCGGGATTCTTGATTCGGATTACCGTGACCCGAAACATAGACCTACTGAAGAAATGCTCCGGGCTTATGAAATATTCATAGGTGCTACTGATTTATCTGATTCTGTTTCTCCCGAAGAAAAGGAATCCAGTAAGACAACCTCCAAAAGTTTATTGGGAAAAATGAAACTCAATCCGGAATTGAAAATACCCTCTATCGGTTCAGAAGGTTTCTACGTGGATTCAGATGTATGGTATCTGCTTATGCGTAATATCCAGAATCAAGTGAATACAATGCTTATTGGTGCTACAGGTGGTGGAAAGACTGAACTTGTACTTCTTGCATGTAAGAAACTTGGGATATCATGTTCCGTTTATGACATGGGTTCCATGTATGACCCAGTAGCCGGACTTCTTGGTGTACATAGATTGCAAAAGGGAGGTGTATCGGTATTTGATTATGCCAAATTTACAAGAGATATCTCTAAACCGGGTGTAGTGTTACTGGACGAGTTATCCCGTGCACCTGTTACTACTAATAATATTTTGTTTCCTTGTCTTGACAGTCGTAGAAAACTTCCTGTAGAAATTGCTGGTGGTGAGGATTTACGTGAAATAGAAGTGCATCCGGAATGTTGCTTTATAGCTACTGCAAATGTTGGTGTGGAATATACTGGCACAATGAGTATGGACCGTGCACTGGTAGGACGTTTCTTTCCTATTGAACTATCATATATGCCACCGGAACAGGAAAACAAAGTTTTGGTGAAACGTTGTGGAATTTCTATTTCGGATGCCACAAATATTGTAAAGGTCGCAAACAGTTTGCGTAATATGTATAACAAACAGGAGATAAGCAGTTCCATCTCTACCCGTGAAACTCTTATGGTGGGTGATTTGGTTGCTGACGGATGGGATTTGGTACGTGCTATGGAACTGGTTCTTCTTCCTCTTTTTGAAGGTACTCGCTCCGATGGAGAACGTGGTATCGTATGCAGGGTGATTAGTAGTAGATAAAAATTTCTTGCCTATGGCAACAAGTAATCAATTTCCCGTAGACAAACCTAAGAAAAAGACCTACGGTAGCTTGTGGTATAACGGGAAACGCATCTTGAAAGATAGGGCGTTTCCTATACTTAATGCCAAGAAATCCGAGTTGCTTAAAACCGGGTATTATAAAAAGGAACTATTTAAAATAATATATTGACTATGGCTGTGGATAAAGATATGGTTGTCACCGATGAAATCGTGGACGAACTTTTGGAAGATTGGTTGGAACGTGACGGTAAGGCGTTCACACATATACGAAAAGAGGGGAAACTTGATTGGGAAAGTACCTTGGAAGAGGGAAGTGCCTATTCTTCCTACTATCTGGAATGTGCTGATGAAGCAGAACTGATAAAGCGTGCATATCCTCTGGCACGTGATATGATAACTTCTATGGATATTCCCTACAAGGTAAAAGTTGTAATTCATAACGGGGAGGACAGTTTCACTGACTTTCAGAAAGTACAGGTTTCCACCATAATGCTTACTGACAAGGCTCTTACTGTTGGTGAACGGTTGGACGTATTTTTGGGGACCACTGTACATGAGGGATGCCACTTGTTGTACACAAACAAGGAACGTCTGACTTCTATCGGTAACAGAATCATATCCCGATTATTCAATATACTGGAAGATGAACGTATTGAGAAACTTTGTGGTGACTTGAAACCGGGTTTCGCACGATTTTTAGAACGTAGCAAATACTACTGGTTTGATAGTTACTATCTGGACTATGTTGCTCCTAAAAAAGAAAAATCGGAACTTAATGACTTTGAGATTCTTCTTAATCTTATATTGGAGATTGTCCGATATCCCAAATATATAGACGAAGCCGAAATAGTTAAATATGCTCCTTATCTTATTGAAATAAAGAAAGTGCTTTTACCCTATCCAGTAACTACCAGCGAAACCGTTCTTGCTGCTTATAAGGTTTTTGATATTCTTAAAGAGTTCTATAAGGGAAAACTTGAAGAGGAAATGAAAGATGAATCCTCTTCCGCAGGAGAAATATCAGGCGTGGAGGTTGAAAGACGCATGGCATCTGACAGCACCGATATTCTTGATAAACTTGACCGTACAATGCCAGACCGTATGGATGATTCCAAAATTGCCGATGCCGTGAAAAAGGACAGAGGTTTACTTGGAGATGTATGTGAGGGTACAGTAGATATGGGAGGAACCAAGGATGCCTTTTTTAAATTCGCACCCTCTTGTGAGGAATGCTATAAAGAAGCACTCTCCAGAGTTAAACGGTATGCTCCGGCAATTTCCAAGGTTATACGCTGCCATTGTAAAGAGTACCAGTATATATACCGTTCCATGAGAAGCGGGATGCTTGATACTTCCAAACTTGCCGAAGCAGTTCAGGGTGTGCCTACTGTATATATCCGACAGGGTGAAGTAAGAACCGATGGTGTGAGTGTAGGCGTTCTTATTGATGAAAGCGGTTCAATGAGTGGTGGAAGAATAGCTGCTGCCCGTGATACTGCCATACTTATTAATGAGGCTTTGGGAGATTCGCCTAAAGTGGAATTGTTCATATACGGGCATTCAGGTGATTCACGTTTTGACGGTGCTACCGAATTGGTAGTTTATCGTGAGAAAAATTTCAAACCAAAATACGCATTAGGTTCTGTAGCTGCACGGTGTGAGAATAGGGATGGTGTTGCCATACTTGAAACCGCTCAACGTATTCGCAAACAAACACAGAACCATGTTTTACTATTTGTTCTTTCAGATGGTGCGCCTAGTGCTTCCAGTTACAGAGGTAGTATGGCTATAAACCATACAAAAGAGTGTGTGGAAAAAGTGGAGAAAATGGATTTCACAGTAATACAGGTTTGTATCAATATGTGTTATGACCCTAAGAGCATGTTCAAACATTGGGTTGTGCTTGAAGATATGAGCACTCTTGCTTTTAATTTGGGGAAAGTAATCAAGAAAGCTACTTTGAGTGCTGCAAAGGTTCATGTTCTATAAATGTTTACTACATTTTGCAGAATAAAAAATATTTGTTATCTTTGAAACATCAAATCGGAGGTTAAAATGATGTTCTCGGAACAGTGTTGGGTTTGTGAGATCACCGATACTGTTCCACTTGGTTCCATAGCTCAGATGGATAGGGCAACGCCCTTTGAAAAATTGGAGCATGTATGTAGGCTATACGCAGCCCACCTGCAATGGTGAAAACATAGTCCAGACTACAACATTAGTTCTTCTAATGGTTACAGAAATGTAATGTGGTAAGCTAAGGCGTGGGTCAAGTGTTCGAGTCACTTTGGAATCACCAGACTCTCCGATATTTGTAATTTTCCATTCCGTGTCAGGAGCAGTTCAGTAATGGCTGCTCCTTTCCTTTTAACTTTATACGAAATAAAAAATGACTAGAGGTGGTATAGGGAGGTTACTCCGCAAGACTTTTAAAGGTTCTTCCGAAGAGAAACCTTTATCAATTTCTGAAAAGATAAATTCTGCCTGTGTGCATGGTGTTACTGCTACCAGTGCATTTTCTGTTTTGGGAATCCGTAGAAAGATTAAGAAACTTCTCGGAATAACCGAGGACTTCAACCGTGATGTTTTCTTTATGGAGTTCATGGATTTTTATATGACGGTAATGGCTCCGGATAAACGTGCGGAAGGTGTATTTCACCCGTCACAACTATTGGACGGATGCCCACGGCTCATGTACTATGACTTGTCTAGGATTTTTCCCAGTGATGTAAGGGTTTCCACTATTACAGGAGAACTTCAAAGAACATTCGATGTGGGTACATGGTATCATGTGTACATGCAGGCTATATTATATAAAATAGGACTTCTTGAACAGGCAGAAGTTCCAGTTGTAAATAAAGAACGTTACATAAACGGTAAGGCTGACGGTGTGTTTAAGAAATCCGTGTTCGGGGAAAAAGTGGTTTTGGAAATAAAGACCATGAACTCTTTCTTTTATCGAAAGGCTATATTTCGTCCATTTGCCAAACATGAGTTTCAGGCATCCCTGTATGCTAGGGAACTGGGTGCTACCAAGATTCTGTATCTGTACATAAACAAGGATACTTCTGAAATCAAGGATTTCCTCATGCCTGTAAACGAAACGGAACTGGAAAAAGCTGATGCGAAAATGGATTTCATCATTTCATGTGTGAAAACTAAAACACCTCCTACGAGAATTTGTCCGGACACTCATTGCAAAGCTGCCCTGGGTTGTCCTTATACAACATACTGTTTTAAACATTAAATCTCACAAACTATGCCAGTAAGAAAACCTAAAGAGGAATCTTCTCCGTTAGAAAGGTTCCGTAAAGTATTTGCCGAGGTAGAAGCCCCGAAAGGAGGTTTACCTACAATGCCAGTTACCATAGCGGAAACAAGTTCTACCGAATTGGGTAACATGATTGCCAAGTATTCCGCATGGCGTGAATTTACCGAAGACAGACACATGGAAGCATGTGCCGTTTATGCCCAGTGTAAATCTGAATATGACTTGGCATGTGACAAGGCGATGATTTCCGCAGGTGGAAGTACGGTAACTGAAAGAAAAACTTCCGCTAAGATAACTCCCGAAGTGGAGAAACTGAATAAAAAATTACTGGAGGCGGAAATATTCCGTGATTTGCTCGCAGGAAAACTTGAATCATTCAGTAATGTATTAGCAATGCTTAGTAGAGAACTGACACGAAGAGGTGTTGAAAACATGTAAGAGTTATGCTACATAGTCCTAGCAGTTTTCCTTTAGGAAGCTATATAAAAAGTGTATATTCGGGAAGAGTGTATCAGATTACCCATTTTTATAAAAACGGAATGTGTAATCTTTACCAGCCCTATCTAAATTCCAATGAAAACTGGAACGCCTGTAATAATCCCCATTTTGTACGGATAGACGTTCCAGTAGAAATACTAACTATTTTAATGTAATGCCCAAAAGAAGTATCGGTAGGAGAATACGTCCTAAAAAGGAAGTTATCCGTAGTAATAATGTAGTGGTTAGGAAACCAACATCTAAGTCAACATGGAAGTCTTTCGAGAGAGAGGTTGCCAAGCATTTTGGTACTAAGAGAGTTCCATTATCCGGAAGTAACAGTGGACATAATACCAATAGTGACACATTACATCCCAAGTTGTATATTGAATGTAAGGTCAGAGGAAAATCTGCTATATGGACTTTGTTCGAGGATACTAGAAACAAGGCTAAAGTGGAGAAAAAAATTCCCATTATCGCTTTGCGACAAAAAGGAGGTAAAGGATACCTACTGGTTATACGTCCGGAAGATTTGCATAAGATTTCAAAAATACAGCTTGAATCTACAGAAGTAAACGAATAATTGTTATATTTGCATCATTCAAAGTCACGCTGGGTAAAATCGTAGTAATTATGGAAGCAATTAATGAAGTACAGGAAAAAGTCACTACCCTAAGATGCAAATCGTCTACTGATGCCAAGAAACTGGCTGGAAGTATTTATTCTACCTACCAAAGTAATCCCGATAACGATATTATAATAAGGGTTATCGGTGCGGGTGCGCTTAACCAAGCTATTAAAGCTGCAATTATAAGTAACAAGTTCTTTGCTAAAAAGGGAAAGTTGATAGGTGTCCAGCCATTTTTTCAAGATGCGTCTTTGGACACTACCGCCATAGGACTTAAAATATTCTTTTTAAGCATATAATTTTGCAGGTTTTATTTGGAAGAATAAAAGTTTTTAGTACATTTGCACAAGCGGTTTTTACAGCTAATCGCTTTATAAATGAATACTGCTGGACTTTTAAATTTCACTATTATGGGAACAACTAGAGGTGGAGGCGGTGGCGCTGCACGTACTGCACGTACTGCTCGTAGAGGCGGTGGTGGAGGTCGTAGAACTGCCACACGTATAGGCGGTCGTAGAACTGCCACACGTATAGGCGGTCGTCGTTAAGCCCTCCAAAAGTATTCACAAAAGCCTGCTATTTATATAGTAGGCTTTTTCTATTTAATAAGATTATGAAAAGAGAAAAAGTAGTTTTGTTGTTTACTGGAGGTTTTGAAAGTCTATATAATCTGGATAAACTCTCCAAGACGTATGATATCCATTTGTTCTACGTTGATTACGGACAGGACAATATCGAAAAAGAACTATCCGCAATAAGTTATTATATTGAAATTTATAGAGATTCCGTAAAGAGTTTCCGCAAAGTAACTTACCCGTTACAGTTTGAGCCTATCCGTGATAAGGATGGTAACGTGCATAATGTGGATATTCCCTGCCGGAATCTTTTGTTTCTTTCTATGGCAGGTAATTATGCTACTGCTATGGGAATAAAGAAAGTGGCATACGGTGCTGTGGATTTGGGAAGTTCATGGTTTGACGGTGGTTATCTTTTCTATGAAGAGGCAAGATATTTGTTTGCCAAGTCTTATAAGATTAAACTCCTTGCTCCGGCAATGAATGTGCCGTTTGTAAAACTGGCTAAGAAATTAAGTACGCTAGATTACTCACATCTTACTTTTTGCCCCGATGGGGAAAACGAAAAACGCAATTGCGGAGTATGTGACAAATGCCAGAAAGTAATAACTTCATTACGTAGGGAAAAATGGAGCGCAGAGTTCTTGAAGAAGGTAATGAGTTGAGTAAAAGAAAAGCCACTCTGTTCTTTTCCGCATCATCCGTAGGTGACTATACCACATTACGGGATTTCGGTATAAAGGACACGTTGGTTTCTTACTTCTACTTGAGAAAGTCACTCAAATTTTACCCACCGCAATTGGAGAAACAACATAAGGAAGGTGGTATATTTATGACGGACTCCGGAGCTTTCTCCTTTATGGGTAAAAAAGTGGAGCATAAAATGACTACCGAAGAATACTGGCTTCCTTATTTGGAGGAATACGTGGCTTGGTTGCATGAAAATAAAAAGTTTATATTTGTCGCTGCAAACCTTGACTTGGACATGATTGTAGGTAGGGAAGTTGTTGACCGATGGAATGAAAAATATTTCAAACCGCTCGAAAAGGATATAAACGTAGTATATGTGGTGCATCAGGACGCACAGGGTGACAAGACCGGTCTGTTACGCCTTAAAGAGTATTGCCAGCAACATAACTACGTAGGATGTAACCAGACTATGAAAGATAATGCTGCCGAGATATATCGCATTACAAATGCCTATGGAACAAAAGTACATGGGTTTGCTTGGACCGAAATGAACTTGTTACAAAGGTTTCCTTTCTTTTCCGTGGATTCTGTAACATGGTTGGGGGGTACTCGTTTCGGTACTACTTATAATTACGATGGGAAAAATTTTAGCACCATTGACTATAAACATAAGTATAGGAGAAAGGCTAACCGAATCAAATACGAGGATGCCGGATTAAGTATGGATGATATCCGTGATGAAAAACGTATTCCCATAAATAACATGAATCTGCTTGGGTGGTTGGGATTCCGCAGAGAATTTCTTAAAATCGCCCATTGCAAATTAAAGAATAAACCTGTTTTGTATTACGATAAAACAAGAAGATAATATGGCAACTGACACAATTGAAAAAAGAGCTGAGGCTGTACGTGGTACAGAAGATGCCGACTTGTTGAAAAGACACCTATGTCCTTTCTTTGAGAAAGGGGGATATCCCGACTGCATGACGTGCAGAAAAACAGAGGATAATCTTCTTGACTGCCGGGAGTATTATCTTAAACGGATAAAAACTCTTCCTATGGATATATGGTGTGAGGAGTTTGACAAATTTATTGTCAATACCCGTGACAAGGTATCTGTTGACGAGATTATAGGTGTGGGAATGAACTGTAATTCTTGTTACATCTATGATAAATGCCCTATGTACAGAAAGGATTTTGCCTGTGGTATAGATTGGGGTGACAAGAAACCTACTACACCTGCCGATATGATGGATTTCCTTATTGACATCCAGTATGAGAGAGTACGAAGAGGTTCCGTTATTGAAAAGGTTGACGGTGGTGTTGCCGATGCAGGACTTTCCGGAGAAATTGACCGCCTTAATGACTTGATGGCTGCAAAAGCCGAATTGGGTAGGGAACGCATATCGGTAAATATCGAGGCTAAAGGTGCTGCTGGTGGTACTGCCACTTCTGCCGGCGGTGGTATTCTATCCAAGATATTCGGTGGTGCTCCCAAGGAGATAGAACAACCGCCTACCATTTCCATTCCGGCAAAACCATCCTCACGGGAAGATATAGTTGATGTGGAAGAAATAGTGGAGGAAAAGAAAGCCGAAAAAGTTTCACGTAAACGAAAAAAATAATGAGAAAACCGAAACGCAGATTACATTCTACGAAATATCATAAGAAACCTAGACAGTTATGGAGAACAAACGTACCCAAGAACTCTTCCGCTACTTAGTGGGAAGTTCTATTGAATTTAGAGTTCCCAAAGGTTATGAAAAACCTTTGAAATCCTTAACCGGCACTAAAACCAAAATTTCGGAAAACACACGTCTTGCCGAACTTGCCGGAGGTGTTATATGTGTTTCCCTGCTTGGGGAAATGGCTAACTATTACCGACACCAGACTTATTACCCTATGATAAGGGGAAGTATTGTACTGGGAAGGTACTATGAACGCATAAATGACTATCTGGATACTCCTACCGAAGAGCGTGCCGAAAGGCTTATAGACCTCTTGCGCCATGAGAAACCGAAACTCCGAGATACCATTATAAATGCCATAGGATACTTTTGTGGTATCTATAAAAGTAAGAGAGATATGTTTTCATCTTACCTTAATCGTTCCGAGAAATTATTTATTCTATCATTCTAATTTATTTAATATGAAAATAACTAGTATTTATCCCGGCTATATGGGAGAGGTAAACCGATTTGGAATCGGTATGCCATGTACTTTTGTACGTTTGTCCGGATGCAATCTGAGATGTTACAAGTCAACCAAAGGGTTTTTTTGTGATACTCCGGAAGCACTGAATCCGGATAGTGGTGTTGACATGGATTTGGACAAAATCCTAGACAAGTGTTATGCTTTTGGGCATAATGTAATCTGCCTTACTGGGGGTGAACCGCTACTTAAGACAAGAGAAACACAGATGTTACTTGACATCCTTATTCGTGCAGGATTCTTTATCGTAGTGGAAACTAATGGTTCTGTTTCTTTGAGCGATTATGTTTCTCTGAGAAAAAAACTAAGCAATAATGACAGTACACCTGTAAGCCACATCTCTTTTGTGGTTGACTACAAACTGGGTAGTACAGGGGAAACCGAAAATATGCGCCCCGAAAACTGGATGCTTATGGATGAACACGATTATCTTAAATTTGTCATAGACGATAACTCCGATTATGAACAAATGAAATATTGGATAACCACACATCCCAGATTTAAGGGTAATATAGCTGCCGGACTTATGTGGGGTTCCGCTCTTACTTATGCTCTGCTTATGGAAAAACTACAGGAAGACAACCTGTCTAGTTTTGTAGTGTTGAACATGCAGGCTCATAAGATGGGATGCCTGTATGACAGGGAACGAAAAAAATTAGCTTCATTATATATCCCAAAAGACTTGTAGTTAACAATATTATTTGTATCTTTGAAGCGGAACAGAATTTCGTAGTTGACGTTTCAGAATGTGTAATTTTAAAAGTTTAACGAAATGGCTAAAATTGAAAACTTAACAATCCTCAATCCGGCAGATAAGACACATTTGTATGCTGTTGCGATTGGTAAGGGTGCTCCGGCTGATACTGATGATAGATTGGTTACGGACACTCATGTATTCAAAGTAGGTTCACAGTACACTGACTTGACAGGTAAGAAACTCTACATTCGTGTAGATACCAAAAAGGCTGTTGCTGACTGGGCTGAAATTGGTGCTAGCGCTTAG